ATGATAATCCACCGTGCGGCGAATTGCAACGTGCGTTGTCATTTGTCGGTATCGCTAAACCTTTACCGACGATTCGCAACACTTAAAGTATAGCGAAATGCTCTCTTTTGAGTATGCCGGGGCCATTTCCGGTCGTTACGCGGAATGGGTGGAGAGGTTGGTCGGAAGGCCAGCGGTGGGGCCGTCTGCGTGTCTACCCCGGCACAGGTAGAACTCCTTCGACGGGTAACCTGTCGGGGCCGTTGTCACCCCGTGTAACTCCCCATCGACTCCCCGAAACGACCGACCACGTTGTAGGCTGACAGAGCGTGGATTTGTTTTGATCGGGTGCGACAGGCACGGTCAGGATTGGTCGGTAGCCGTCCGTACGGCTATCCAGCGGGAGACCGAGAGTAGGCCCGCTGTAAAACAAGAGGCCCCAACGTTCTCTCCTCTCGAAAGTCTGGACCCCCGTAGGGTTCAGAAGGAGATACTTGTTGGGGCCGTTCTCTTGTCACAACAGGCGCGATGCTTTCGAGGACACCGCACGGCCTAATCTACACCGATTCCTCAATCCGTCAAGCCGTGAAGCCGATGCGTTTGCGCTTGGCCTCGGGCGGCATCCGCCAGTCCTCCAAGTCCTCCTCCTCCGCCACCTCAAACCCGCCGCCGTGCAACGATCCGCCGTCCACGATTAGCTCCTCGTAGCCCGCCTGCACCAGCGTCCGCATCATATCCAGTAGCTCTTTGGCAACCGCCCCAGAATCAGTTGCCTGCACATCCGCAATCTCGATGGATAGGCCGTTCCGGTGGACGGAGACCGTGGCCTTGCGGTTCGTGAACGGGTTCGACTTGCGCCTAGTCATCGGGCCACCCGTAAAGGACGCCGTTCCGCACGATTTTCTCCATCGACGGCAGGTACCCATCGCACCACGGACACTTCACCCACGGCTGGGTCACGTCCTTCGACCGCCACCAGATCCAACCGATACCCCAGAGGTAGCCAATCTCCCCCCGATCCCGAGCGGCCTTGCGTTCAGGGCAGGGGATAGGCGACCAGTCACGGCAGACCGGGCGTTCCGTCATGGCTTCACCGTGGCGCGGGTCATGCCCACAAGATAGCCGTCGGCGTGGTAGGTGTAGGAGTCCATAGCTCTCGGCGCACCGACGTAGCCCTCGGAGGCGTGCCAACCGTCGGGCGGGCAAAGGGCTGGGTGCTGACGTATTGTCACCCCGCCGACCGTAGTGACCGCCGCCTCGGAGTGCCGGTGTCCGTGATGCACCTCACGAAGTAGCGTCTCGCCCCAATGCTGACGCGCCTCTAACGCCATCAACTCGCCCAAGTGCTTTTGTGCCTTGTCGCCGTGCGTTAACCCGATCAGGCACCGACCGTGCGTGACGTATTTACGGGTGGTATTGGTTGTGTTTATGGTGACGTTCGGGTGGCCTCGGAACTCCGCCGAGAGGATCTGCCGCAACGCCACGGTCATCACCGCATCGTGGTTGCCGGGTACCAACACGACCTCCGTGGTGGTCCGCTGGGCCATGTCAGATATGACATCACACAACGTCGAGACCGCTTCCTCAAGCATCTTCTCAACCCGCCCGTCGCGGTCGAGCGGCGTGCCTTTAGTGGTCGTGCCGTGCGGCGTATCGTAGTGCAACAGATCACCCAAGCACCACAGGGCCAGCTTGCCAGCGGGTTGCTTGGTATCCAGAAGCTCGGCTACCGACTCGCGGATCAGCCGCGTGGCGATCGAGATGTCGTAATCCTCCCAGCCCGTCTCCTTCCCCCACGCATACTTGCCGATGTGCGGGTCCGCCAAGACAAGGGCCTGAAGGGTATCGCCTGTGACTTTCGTAACGCCCCGCGTTACTACTGGCTTGCGCTTGGCGTAGGCTCCTGCGATTAGGGCCTCGACCGCCTCCAACACGTTCGGCCCCGCCTTCGGCTTGAGCTTGACGAACACACGGTGCAGTTCGGTCGTGCTGACTTTGCCCGTGCTTGGGTCTTTGGTCGCCACCTCGTACTTGGTCGCCTGACTTTCCGCGACCTCAAACTTGGTCAGGTCCGCGCCAATGTGCGCGAGCAAGTCCTCAACCGTCTTGATCCGCTTGCCGTTGGCTCTGGCCTCGATGCCCGCCTCGCTCGCGGAGTGCTGGACCTCCTGCTCCGTCTCCTTCCCCGGCACATCAGGCAACGGCGTCTTGGGCTTCGGCCCGACCTTCCAGCCGTTCTTCTGCCGCACCATCTTGATTGACGCTTCGCCGCGCACAACCTTGCCGTCGTGGAACTCCGCGTTGAGACGCTTCGCCGCATCCTCCGCGCTATACCCCTGCGCGGTCAACGCGGCACAACGCGCTAGCTCCTGTCTAGACCACCCGATATGGTCGCGGCGTAATGGCATCGAAGGGGGAGGTCGGGGGAGTCCAGAGATGAATCATCCTTCCATCCGGATGAAGCAATGGAACGGAGCCGTCATCGTTGCGGTCAACATCGACGAACCCCCCATCCAAGCACCACCCACAGGCTGGGAAATGGGCATCAGTTGAGGTGCCACCGCAGTCGGGGCAGATCACGCGAATACAATTTGGCATCGTGGGCATCTCCTAGAATGCCACCGCGACTGCCAAGAGAAGGGCCGACCCCACGCCTAACAGAAACGCGGTCGTTCGGTTGGGACACGGCACACCCCAGATGGCACACCGCGCCGACCCCCGCGCCTCTGCCAATGCCGTCAACGTGTCAACCTGCACGCTAACCGCTTGCCGCTCATGCGCGTGAGTTATCAACAAACTGTCCACAGCGTCTTGATAACGCAAGACCTGCCGTTGATATGCCTCGGCCTCCTCCACCGTTTTGACAAGCGCCACCCGCAGTTCCTTGATGGTCGCGGAGCTATCCAGCGCCACCGCCATAGCCGAGTCTACCGACAGGCGAAAGTCGGGCGTCTTGATTGCGTTCCGCTTGACCTGCACGGTCTGTGCGGCCTTGTCGGTAGCGCGTCTGGCCTCGTCGAGCTTGACCTGCAACCCTTCCACGGTGGCCTCCAATTGCGCTATACGGGCGTCTGACGGACTTTCCCCGCCCGAGGGAAGTAGGAGTAGCCCGACCGCTATGGCGATGAGCGCGAGCGTAAACAAACGGTCATCGGTCACGCGAAGTCAAACAGGCGGAAGTTCGGCACGTTCTCGGGATCGGTCTTGCGGCCCTTCGGTGTAGCGACCGCCGCGTGCGTGGTCACCGCCTCAATGGGGTAGTTCTGCCGCCAATACTGGATGACGCCTTTGGCAATGGCGATCTGTTGGGGGGTTAACGGCGTCACGCCGTCATTCGGATTGACAAAGGCGAGGCCAAGCGAGATGCCGTTGATGTTCTGGACCCCGCCCCATTCCGAGACCCCAGCGTGCCACGCGGCTCGCTCGGGGCTGACTACGCTGTAATACGTCCCGTCGGAGGCAATCAGGCCGTGGTAGCTGACCTTGCTTCCCGATGTTTTGATCCAGTCGAGGATGCCGCGTAAGGCACCGGGGCCGGTCGCGTGGAGGACAATGACCCGAGGCCGCGCCTCATTCGGGCGGGCGGAGTGGTTCGGGCTATCCACGCGAGGCATTAGAGATCGACGCCCTTGCTATCCGGAAAGAGCTTCTGGACAATCAGGTCCACCGTCCGCATACCCAACACGCCAAGCAAGAAGGCCATCGCGGACTGCGTGTTAGGGCTAGCAGTTATCCCGGTGACCGAGAACATCAGCGGAGTCAGGAAGTAGGCCGAACCCGTCCCGGCGAAGATGGCAAGCAGGGAGTCCCGCAGGCTGTTCGTCTTTTTGCTCAACACGCTGATCACGGAACCGGTGAAGCCAGCGATGAGAAGCATCAGTTCGGAACGGTCCATCGGCTACTCCTGCAAAGGGTCTGCATAAATATACACAGCGGTCAAGAGTTCCAGCCCATCGTCGGGAACGCCCCCGCCTTTGTCCGCTCCTCAATGACGCGGAACGCCGCATCGTAGGCCCGCCCCACCGACCGCAATCCGTACAGCCGTCTGGCTCTGGCGCGAACGTCCTTGCGGTTCAAGCTCGCTACCGCGTCGATCGCGTCGAGGTACTGCCGTGTGGTTTGGCACCGGAACCCTGTGCGATCCTGCGCGACCGTCTCGGTGAACGCCCCGAAGCTCGAGGTGATTGCCGGGGTGCCACAGAGGGCCGCTTCCACGACCGTCCCGCAGAACGGTTCGATATAGTGCGATGGGGCAATGATTGCCCGAGCGTTCCCCAAGTACGCCGCCCGCTCCTCGTTGAGCGGCCCGACATACTCCACGTTGGGCGGGATGTCCCCGAACTGGGTAAGGTCGCCTTGCCCAGCCAAGATGAACGGCACGTCAGGCCGAAGCCGCGCCAGTTCCAGAATCAGCGGTAGTCCCTTGCCTTCGGTGAGCCTTCCCAAGAACACGACCGCCTCTCCGCCCGGACCCTCGGGCCACTCGTCTACGTCATACGAGTTCGGCACCACGAACTCCAGACGCGCCGAGGAGCTATGCACCCCAGCCCGCCCCTCCTTCGCCATGCACCCATGCCTGACGGCCTCGGACTCGTAGATCCGCCACGGCAACAGCGTGTCGAAATAGCCGATGCCCGACTCGACCGCCGACGCCCCTGCCTTGAGGTTGGGCAGATCGCGGATGGCTGGCGCGTGGGCATGACCAAAGGGGAGCAGGATGCAGTCGCCCGGCTCAACCCGCGCCTTCAGTTCGTCCCGCGCATAGAGGTTCCATTGGCGGTAGACCTCCGAGTCGGCTTGTGCGTCATTGCCGTAGAAGGCGGTCTTGTCGTGGTTGTAGGGGTGACCGAGGAGGCGCTGGTGTTCCTCCTGCCCCATCACTACCACGTCCTCGGAGGCCCCAGAGTCCGACCCCTCAACGCCGTAGTGAATCACCTCATAGCCCAGCGGCACCATCATGCGCGAGAACTTGTAGACCTTCTGCGTGAACGCGCAATGCGCGAAGTCCTTCGTGGTGACCGTGTGCGGGATGCCAAGCAAGTGCAGGCGCATCAGATTCTCGCGGGATAAGTGTACCAATCGCGGCCCATCGCCAAGCCGTGCAACATTTCCATCGCGTCCGCATACAGCGGCGCCACGGCGGGCAGACTAAACCGTCGCCGCGCCTCGATGCCGATTGCCGTGCGGTTCATCAACGGCGCACGACGGATAGCCTCAACCCAGTCATTCAGCACTCGGCAATGCCAGCCCGTCACGCCGTGCGTGACCGTTTCAAGGAAGCACCCATAGCTCGGCGTGATCACCGGAGTCCCGCAGAGAATCGCCTCGAGCGCGGACGCCCCACCCGGCTCGGCATACTGGCTCGGGTAGAGACAGGCCACCGCGTTGCCAAGATAGGCGGCTCGCTCCGCGCCGTGAATCGGTTCCTTGTATTCGATGTTTGGCGCTACCAAGAACGGCGTCGGGTCACCCTGCCCGCACAAGACGAAGCGCATCTCGGGCATCCGCTTGGCAATCTCGACGATGAGGTGACAGCCCTTCGTCTCGGAGATACGTCCGAGAAACGCGCAGTAGGCCGGCGTGCTAGGCTTTGTGGTGATGGGCCACTCGTCGGCCTCAAAGTAGGGCGGGATTACCCACTCGTAGGCCGTCACGCCACGTCCGAACTTGGCCTGATGGTAATGCATCCACATCGCCGTCTCAAAGATACGGAACGGCAGATAGCTCTGCGGATAGCCAATGCCTAACTCGCAGTCCACACCGTCATGACTGCCAATCGACCCCTGATGGCCTGTGCCAAGCGAGTGTAGCACGACATCGCCCTTGCAAACGTGCTTGGCAAGTTGTTCCCGCAGTCGCGCATTGAACGTGCGATATAGCACCGAATCCGTGCGGGCATCCGCCACGTGCATCCGCTGTTTGTCCTCTAGCCGATGCCCTAGCAAATCGTAGAACTCGTCCTCGGTCATAAGCGTGACATCTTCCGTCGCGCCACTCTGCGAACCTTCCACGCCGTAATGCACGACCTCGTAGCCGAGGCCACGCATCATCGGCCCGAAGTACCGGACCTTGTTCGTGAAAGCGTCATGCGAGAAGCGCGGGTGCGTGATGGTGTGAGGGACACCAAGCAGGTGCAGGCGCATTATGTCGGGTATGGAGGCTGAAGGATTTTAGGCGAGCCGGTCGCCTGATAGACAGTATCAGTCGCAAAGACCAAGCGCAACCGATACCAGTCCGAGCTACTGCCGCTGTAGTTCTGCGGGCTGACCGTCACATCGTAGTCCGCCACGTTCGTATAGGTCGCCCCGCTGTTTGATGACGCATCCAAGTAGATGCGCCAGTCCTGCGGACGGGTTCCCGTGTACGTCCACGATATGACGAGCGTGCCGCCACCCGCATCAAGAATATCGAAGGTGTCCAAGCTCATCGCATTGTCAATGTAGCAAACCTTCCATACCGAGCCGTCGTAGATCCAGCAGTTGAGAACGTTCTTCCACGACCCATCCCAAACGGACAGGTCATTGGTCAGCCGCCAGCTTGCCCCGACGGTACTGCCCTCGGTGATAAAGAACGACCCGTCCTCTTGCAACAGCTTGTCGCCGTCCTCTTTGAGCAACACGCTGTAGGCGTTCGCCCACCAATACATCGGCATCGCTTACGCCACCTGCGCCCAGAGTTGCCCCGTGGTGCCAGTTCCCGAGGGCGCATTGGTCGAGATGGTCGCGTTGACCGGCCCTGTCGGACCCGTCGGACCAGTTGGACCTGTCGCACCAGTAGGCCCAGTCACACCCGTCGGACCTGTCGGACCAGTCTCTCCGATATTTCCCTGTGCGCCTGTCGGACCCGTTGGACCTGTTTCTCCAGTTGGGCCAGCCGGTCCCGGCAAGCCTGTAGTTCCGGCAGGTCCAGTCGGTCCAGTCGCCCCTGTCAACCCATTCGGCCCAGACGGACCTGATGGTCCAGTCTCGCCTGTTGGACCAGTCTCACCGGTTGCACCAGTCGCTCCAATTAGCCCGGTTGCACCAGTCGCGCCAACCTCGGCAAGCAGGTCCCAATAGCTTGACGGCACGGCTGGCGCTTGGTTTGAGTGCGTCTGAATGCAAATCCACGACGACCCGAGATACGACACCGCCTCATCGACGAGATACGTCTGTCCGCTGTTCCACGAACCCTGCCAATCCAAGCCACGCGGACCCGTGGCGCCGCTTGCCCCTGTCGGTCCAGTTGGCCCGGTGACGCCAGTTACTCCAGTAGGTCCAGTTGGGCCAGTCTCTCCGGTTGGGCCGGTCGCACCAGTCGGACCCGTAGGGCCAGTCGGCCCAGTCGGTCCCGTCGCGCCAGACCCGCCTGACCCCGGCCCGACAAATGACTGTCCGAAGGTTGGGGCGACCAACTGCTCCTCAACAAAGTCGGTGTCCTGATATTGCAGATAGTACGCCGACGGCATCGCCGTATCGACGCTAATTTCATACGTCCATTGATCGATAGCCGTGCTGTCCCACGTGGCCTTCCAGCCATCTACCGTCTTGGTCCCGGCGGTTGCCACGTTGGTCGCCGTTGTGCCGCTCTGGTTCTTGACAGACGCCGCAATCACCTGCGTAGTAAATGTCTGCGTGGTGTTATCCTCGCCGTCCTCATCGAGCGTGTTATTGCCACGCTGGAAGAAGAACCGCCACCACACCTCGTACTTGCCGGTGCCGCTATTATAACCCTGCTTTTGAATCTTAATGATGGCGTTGTTGACGCCGTAGTTCTGGGGCCACTCGGTCACGCCAGATCGAATGAATGACAAGTTGCCGTCATTGTCTGCGCCGTAGATGCGCCACTCAACCTGATAGATGTAGGTGTCGTTGGCGATGGTCGCATCGGCCTGCATGAACGTGGTGGTGTTCCACTTATACGACTCACCCGACCACGCGGTCCACGCGCCCCACGTTTGCTTAATACGCTCTCGACTCCGATACTCGTAGTATATGATCCGGTTTTGCGGGTCTACGTAATTGAGCCGCACCAGCAACAACTTGAGAAAAGGCCCTGCCTCGTCATAGAGCGAGGTCGGCGTGATGACTGCCTCGCTCGCGGCTGGACGAATGACATCTGTCGGTATGCCAGTTGCCACGGCTTGCAGTCCGGCATACACCGTGTTGCCTACGTTGACAAACAACCGCTTCGGGATGTAGTCCGAATCAGCCTGCCCATCGCGGCGTTCCTTGATGCGATACCAATACTTCGTGCCATTTCGCGGAAGCGAGTCGATGTAGACCTCGGTGCTGGCTGGCACGATCGCGAGTTCAGCATAGGTGCCGGGGTAATCCACGACCCCAGACACCGCATTGCCAGCCCGTTCGATAACGATATAATCGGCACCAGCGGATGCCCACAGACCCAACGCCACGCCTTGTGGCAGGGTGGCATCGTTGACGCCATCAATGATCGAGAACCCCGCTGGGCGATCGGCAGTCCCGCTCGTCGAGTTTGTGGTCTGGAATGTGGTCGCTGTTGCCATCGTCCCGCGCACCTGCGAGATGGCATCGAAGAACGCCACGCCCACCACGTAGTTCGTCGAAGCGGTCAGGCCAAGCAGGGTCGTGGTCGTGGTCCCCGCAGGCAAGACCGCCCAGCGATACTGTTGCCAGTTTGCCGGGGCCACGGTGCCGGGATAGACGTAGACCTCTACCGTATCCTGCGTGTTGGCCCCCACGTTCCACGACACCACCGCCGACTTGTTCGTAATGCTCCCGACCGTCACCGCTGTCGGAGCCGCCCACGCCGTTAGGCTGACCGTCTCCCAGCCCGTCCACGCGCTCGGGAACAAGCCCGGCTGTTCCGACCGCGCCCGCACGTAGACCGTCGAACCCGGCACCACCGCAGTCAGCGGTACGGCACCCGTCGGGATCTGACCCGGCTCATACCGCGCATACGTCACGCCATTGACGCCAGCCGCAGGAGCCGAGGCGCCCGTCGCCCACTCCACCGCGACCGCGATGTCTGCGTTCGTGTTTAGCGCGGCGGCGTTGGTGATCGTAAACTGCGCCACACGGCGCGGGTCTCGAGTGCTAGCCGAGGCCGTGATGGTCGGGGTCTGGGCGGGCTGAACGTACACCCCCGCATCCACCAACTTGAACGCCACCGACTCGGGCCGCTCGTCCCGCCGCACCACTTGGGCCACGCGAGCGCCAACCGAGGACTCCCCGATCCGATAGTTCTTGTTCGGGTAGAAGCCAGCGTCGAGATAGACCAACTCGCCCACCTGCGCGGCGGCAGGGGCCGTGCCTCGGATGACCTCAACCTCCATCGACGGCGCCCCGCGCCCGAAGCGATCAAAGCCCTCTCGCGCCACCGCCACCGCAAACAACTGCGGCTCTGGCACAAACGAGTCGGCTTCGTGGATCATGCCGGGAATGTCATACGTCACCATCCGCGTCGAGAACGTGGTGGTGTCGCCCGTCACAATCTCATACGGCACCTCGGTCTCCACCAACATATCGGCTGGCGGCTGTTCCGTGGTCTGCTGGTTCTGCACCCATTTCGTGAACTTCTTCTGCTTGATGCTGTAGCCCGTGACCGCCGTGGCCTCGTCCAAGTCGAAGATGGGCGGCGGGCTGTCGCCAACCAAGTCATCGTCGGTAATGGTCAGCGTCGGGGCCGACGTGCCAAGCTCCCGCGTCAGGAAGAACTCAATCTCGCCAGACGCATTGACCCGAGCGGCAAACCCAAACGGCCCGAACAGCGCGGACTCCAAGAACTCCGCCATGTTTTGCGGCTCGGTAATGCGGCACGCCAGATAGGTGTCGGGGCCGATGCCGTCCTTGACCGTATCGGCAGACGCGCTATCGACGGTCAGCCCGATTAACTGGTACAGCTTGGTCGCCACGTCAACTGGATGCTCGTCGAAGTAGAGCGGCGACTGCTCGGTGGTCAGGGCGCTCACCGCCCGCACCCGCACCAGCGTTCCCGGCGTCATTGCAGGCGTGATCGCCCCAAGCGCGGTCACAGAGCTTCCGTCAAGCTGAACGAACAACCGCTTCTCGCCACCCACCTGCGTGAACTGCGTCGAGTAGTTGAGGTTGCTCTGCGGCGTGAACAGGCCACGGATGGTGCCTTCCCACGTATTGCCTGCACTATCCTCAAGCAACGCCCGCACACCGGGGTAGGCATAGACCGGCGAGCGATCGTTCAGCCCCGCCCAGTTCGTCCCGACCGGCACCGCGTCAGGCGTATCGTAGGACACGAACGGCGCGATATTCGCATACAGCTTCTCGAAGTCCGTCTGCGCTAGCACGGTCTTGCGCTCGTAGTTCGGCTGGAGGTACGCCGCCACGAAGTCTAGCGAGACTAACGCAGAGTACGTGCCGTCGCCCGACAGGAAGTTGGTCGCCGTGTCGAGGATGCTGAACTCCCAGCCGCCCGAGTCTGGCGTGAGGTTGGACCCCTCGGACGCGCCGAAGCCGCCGATGACCGGCCCGCCAAACAAGCACCCGCGCTTCGGGAACGCCGTCCGCTCTGCCGTCCGATCCCACGCGAAGATGCGTTGGGTCTGCTCGACCCGCCGCGTGTTGCTGATGGTAAAGGCGTACCGGATGGCATCGACCTGCCGCACACTCGTCAGGTAGCCCGCCTGCCACACCGCCCAATTTGAGCCGCCGTCCGAGGACATCTCCAAGAACGCCTTGCGCGACAGCAGATGCGGACGCCCGAACTCGGCATTGTTCGCCTCTAGCTCAATCGGGTCGCCGTTCTCAAGCAGGATCTTGTCGCCACTTTCGAGCAACAAGAACTCGTCCACGCCGTCGTAAATCTGGCTAGTAACCAGACGCAGAGTGCCGGTGCTGTCGGCTCCCGTCACTACGTCAATGACCTCGACCACATACGCGCCAGTCCGCACCGCGCCGGTCAGCAGGTCCACTTCCTGCCCATCACCGTTCGGGATGCCCGTGATGTACGGGTTGGTGCCGCCACGGATAGACGTGACGGTCAGCGTGTCAGCGTTATCAGCGGCGTTACGGATGCGAAGGCGGTAGGCTTGTGTCGGCATCAGTCGTAGAGGCAGAGCATCGCGGAGGGAGACGCCGCGCCGTTGATCAGCGTGAACGACATAGAGTAGAGCAACAGGTTCTTATCCTGCAACGTGATGGTCACGTCCCCGTCAGGCGCGAGATAGCAGGTCGTGTAGCTTCTGCTTGCCGCGTCCCCCGTGTTGACCGTGACGGCCTCGCCGCGAAGTAACCATTCCTGACAGCGGAGCATCGTCGCCATGCTGGTGTTCGGGATATCCGTCATCGTAAAGCTGGCGCCGTAGTCGGTGCGGAAGCGGAACTGGTACGGACGCCCCGTGCCGAGCGCAGGAACCCGAGGGCCGATTGGACGCTGGAACGGGGTCCAATCCGCGAACCGCGAGCCGACCCCTGTGCTGATGCCCGTCGTGCTGTTATCGAGCGTGGCGGCACCGGTGCCGTCTGTAAACGTGATGGTTGCCATCAGCCCACCCTCCCACGGCTATTCGCCTTCGTCATCAGTTCCTGTATGGCTCGCTGGGCCGAGGGATCGTTCGGGCCAATCACCGTCACGTTCATCGACTGCCGAGGCGTCATGCCAGCCGCCGTGGTAGCCGAGGTCTGCCCGAAGATGAGTTGGGTGGTCGGCATCGCCCCGCCCATGCCACCGCCAAACCCGCCACCGCCGCCACCGAACGAGCCGATGCTGACTGCCGCGCCACCGCCCTGCCCGCCGAACATCCCACGCGCCACACCCTTCAAGGCCGACCCGAAGGCGATCATCGCGATGGATGCCGCCAACGCACCACCCGGCATCAGATTGGACAATGACTCCATAATGGTCGCCATAAACTGCGCGAACGCCGCTGTGGTCGTACCGAAGCGGATCATCGCATCGCCAAGCCCAGCCAACAGCATCGAGCCAAGCGCCCGAAAGCCCTCACCGATACTGCCAGAGGCCACGGCCTGCTCAATGCCCATTGAGATGCCAGCGACGAGCGCCCCGCCAACATTCTGCTGGAAGGTCTGCTGAATGCCATTGGCAAGATCAACTGCGGCCTTCTGTGCATCGGTCAGGATGATGCCAGTCGCCTGCGGGATAGCGGCCTGAATCGCTCCCAAGTCGAATGGCGCCCGACCAGCTCCGGTGACTCCTGCACCGGCACCCGGAAGCGCACCCAATTGGCGCCCCCGAGCTACTGCACCAGCCCCCGCACCAGCACCACCAGCTTCCGTGCCGAAGCGACCCGCCAACTCACGCGCTCGCAACAGCGACCGCTCGGTCGCCTCAAGCGAGCGGATCTGCCGCTCCAACTCCCGCAGGTCCGCGATGCGTTGCTTGTTCGCCGCCATCTCCTGCGCGGTCAGCCGTCGCCCTTCCTGTGCCGCCGTCGTGTTTGCAATGGACTGGCGAAGCTGGTCGTACTGCTTCCGCAAATCGTCGAGGCCACCAGTAAACTCACCAGAAGTCAGGTCGAGCAAGCCGTCTTGCACATCCCGCAACCGCTTGGTGATCTGCGCCACATCGCCAGCCAGCACCATCTCGCGGAGCGCCTTCTGCGTGTCCTCCGCCATCTTCTTCGCTTCGTTGCCAGCCCTGACAAATGACGTAATCGCGGCACTCGCGAATCCAAGCAAGGCCGCAACTGCCAGACCGGATGGGCCGAACATCATCGAAATCTGTGATCCGGCCTCAACAATGCGCGTCCCCATATCTGCCGTGATGGAGCCGGTGCGGGCCAAGCTGTTGCCGACCGCCGCGAAGCCAATCGCCGCCTTTGCCGCTCGGTCCCCTGCGATTTGCGTCTTTGCCGCCGCGCCTTGCATCGCGTTGCCGGTATTCGTCACGGCCTGCGCGGTCACCTTCATGTCATTGGCAACCGCCTGCGTCTCTTTCTTCAGGCGAGCAAGAGCCGCCTGTACCGTCGCGGCTCCTTCTTCTTTGACCAGCATCTCAACGGAAAAGACCCGCATTGCTTACTCCTTTACGACGGCTTGCGCCATCCGTTGAGACAGGGCCGTCAGCCGCTCCCGCGTCTGGTCAAACATCTGCGACAACTGCCCCGCCGCCTTCAGGTACCGCATCTCCATCTTCTGCAAGTCTTGCGGCTGATGGAACGCGATGGCAACCTGCCCTGCCAGATCCGTCCGCTCCCCCATCCGCTCGACCGTCGCTTCTTTCGCCATCGCCCGCAACTCCGCCCACATCCACAGCGTTATCGCAAACGACTCCCCCGCTACCACGCGGACGGGTTGCCCCGTATCCCGCGACACCTCCACCACCACTCGCCGCACGAACTGTTCGGCGTCCCACGGCACGGCGACGGTTGACTGCCCCGCCGCCTCGGTCAGTTTTTTTCAGACCGCTCCGCGAGCATCGCCTCGACCTCGGACACCTGATTGCGGCTCAACTGGATAAGCGCGGCAATCTGATCCACGGTCAAAGCGTCCACCTCATCGGCGGTCAGGTCAGGACAACTCGACCGCACGACTTCAAGCAACGCCCCCAGCATCACATCGCCAGCGCCGTCCTGCGTGGACAGCGCGGCGATCTTGTGAGCCGACGCCCCAGTCAAGGGGCGCACGACAATCTCTCGTCCGAACAGCGTCACACGCGGTAGGCGTGCCGGGTTCACCAACTCGTCGAGGTTAATCATCAGTCCTTATCAGACAGAGGTGAGGTATTCAATGCGGAACGGCGCAGAGCCAATCGCCGTGAAGCCCGAGAGGGTAGGGTCAAGCCGCGCCTCAATCTCTATAGCGATGGCAATCTCCGCCCCGTCCTGTCCGGTGATGTCGTACTTGGTGCAGAGCGCCGACGGGAAGCGAACCTGCACATAGCTCCCAGCCGAAGCCGTGGCCCCGCCGCGTTGCCAGATGGCACGGACATCGGAGAGGTAGTCGCCCGAGGCGAGCAACTGGCCCGCCGACTTGGGAGCGTAGGAGGTCGAGGCCGTCCACGCGCCCGTCACGGCAGTAGCCGCACCCGGCTCGACCTGCCCGACGTTAGTGGTCGAAAGCTGAATCACGGTGCCAGAGATTTTCGGCATCCGCATCGTCACGCGGTCGAGGCCCTTGACAGGCGACCGCTTGCCGTCAAAGTCAGCGGCTCGGTACGTCACGCCGGGGTCAAACTTGATGCCGCCAGCGAAGGCGCCAAACACGGTCGAACTGACGTACAAGACGCCAGAGTCAAGGAGGATGTCGCTCGGGAGAGCAGAGGTGTAGCCAGTCAGCGGAGCAGTCATAGGTCTATCCTACGGAGGGTGGTGGTGGGAATCTAATCAGCCCGCTCGGTCAACACACGGGGCCAGAGAAACATTTCGTAATTGGCGATGACCGCCACGACCGAGGAGTCTGCCGGGTCGGTGAGCATCGGGACCGTCTGCCGCGTCCGCGATCGCCCAACCATCAGCCCAGACCGCGCATCGTTGAACCCCGTCAAGAACTGATCCACGATGTCAATAGCGGACTCAACCATAGCCAACTGCGACTCGGGCTTGCCAATCCCCTGTACTTCGAGGATGGCGGTCTCGCGGTAGCCGTTGTAGGCCGGAAGGCTGGTGCGGTCCAAGCGGAGGGTCAGGTACGGGAACAGCGGCGAGGCGGGAGCCGCCCGAACGTAAGCGCGGGTGCCGATGATGTCCTCAAGCCGACTCCCGCTCGGGCTGACGTACTCGAGCAAGGACTGGCGCAGGGTCGCGTAGATCTGGACCGTGGAGGCCGTGGACGGCAGGGGCAGACTGCCCGGTACAACGTAGGTCGGTAGACTCATCGGACGGCTCTCCCGCGCTCCATGTAGCGGTTCAGGACGCGGTTGTAGGTGTCAATCATCGCCTTCATCGAGTCGAGCGCCACCGGCTTGAAGATTGGCACCCGCTCCCAACGCCGCGTGAAGATGTTGTGATGGCCTAGCTCCCACGCCAGCGCAATCTTGCCGACCGTGGTAGGCGTCTTGGGTGGCTTGACCTTCTTGCCACGAGGCTTGGCAAGCTGTCCGTCAGGGATGCCGACGATGCTAAACCAGCCCCCGCCACGGAATACCGGCGCCTCACGGCTGATATGCTGGGCCACCTGCGCCGTGGATCGGAAGGCTTGGCTGGTGTAGTAGCCCTGAAAGAACCGCTTCTTCACGTTCCCCTCGTACAATGCCGCCGCCGCATCGAGCGCCATCCGCGAGGCGTCCCGATACTGTTTCAAGAACTGCGGCGAAAGGTCCGTGACTTTGACGCTCATGTCATCTCCGCCTGTAGCTTCCGCAACGCTTCACGCGCCGTGATGCCGGTCGCTGTCTTGCACGGCCCTTCGAGCGAAGTCCATCGAAGCATGACCGCCGCGTCCCCAACCGGAGCCGCTTCGAGCGTCCCGCCGTGCCGCTGGATGAACGCCTCAATCCGCGCCTCGTCGGTAGGCCAGATGCCCGACCGCCGCACGTCCTGTCCGCAGATCAGGCGAGCGTCCATCAGCGGATGAACCCAACCGCAGAGAGCGCCAACGCCACCGCCGTGACCGCCGTCGTGTCGGTCTCGTTGCGGATGTAGACCGAGATGGTGTCGTTCAGCACCGTCGGGATCAGTCCCGTGACGGAAAACCCATAGCCCTCGTTAGAGTCGGCAAGAATCGCAGACACGTGAACATTGGCAAGGGGCGTGCCGTTCTTGGCAATCGTGATGCCGAAGGTCTTGTTGTTTGACGCGCACACTAGCTCAACGTTTGCCGTAACAAGCAAGACCTGATTGACCGCTTTTGTCGCTCGCATTTCGTTGTTAGAAACTTGCGAGAAGCCGTCTTGCCCAAGCGAGGTGTCAAGCGCCGTTGTGCCAGCGAGCTTGACGTAGGTGTCGGTCGTGGCAAACGTGGTCTGGGCTGTTGCCGTCAAGTCGATTTGCCCACGGCTCGGGAACAGACTGACCACCGCATCACGGATGTCCTCTGGCGAGATGAGGCCCGTCGTGTTGTCGGGCAGTTGCGCGAGAAGCGCAGAGAGTACCTTCGGAGTTTCCGCCATTAGCTGTAGCCCTCGTCAAAGCCTGAAGAAAACGCATCCGCCGCTGGGTTGATGAGATGCACCCCGTCTGCCACGCTATCCGGGTCCGACCCTGTGAACAGGCCGTAGGTCGTGGGGTCCACCTCCTCCAACGTCAACTGCTTGCACATCAACTGCCGCAACTCAATCACGCCCCGCACAAAGTAGATCGGCGTCTCATCCTCGTCCTTGACAATACCGAACGGATTCACATCGACGTAATCGGCAACCGTCGCCACTAGCGAGGTGCGGCTGTCAATATGCCCCTGCGGTGAACCGGCAGGTGTGAACTGGTCCGACATCGCGTCAATCCGGCCCCAGTACGTCCCGACCCGCGTGTAGACCGGGCGGGCAAAGCCGTCGGCCCCGTCCTCCGCTCGCGTGAAGAACTGAAGCCGACGATCCAGAAGGCCGGGTGCGATATACATCAGCCAGCCACCGCGAGCTTGAACGTCCGCAACACCTTGAGGACGCGAGCCGCCGTGTCTCTTGACACGTCCCAGCTAATCGAGGTACCAGCCGCCGTCTCGGTCGAGGCGTTCGGGGTCCGCTTTTGATAGAGGTCAGCCGCCAAGTCGATGATGCATTGCGACAGAACCGGCTCTATTTGCGCGTAATCGCCCCGCAGAGACAATCCGCAGGAGG